TTTATCCCTGACAGCGGCATGGGGCCGCTGACTCAACCCAAGACAGGAGATCGACATGGGTACGACAACTTTTTCTGGTCCTATTAAAGCAGGAACCATCAAAGAAACTACGGGTACAACTCTTGGCTCAGATATTAAAAACACTGGTCAAGTCGTTATGGCTCAGACATTTTCAGTGGATTTATCTGGCGGAGCAGTAGCTGCACAAGTTACTGACGTTGTTATTCCTGCAAACTCTCAAATTATTGACTGTGTTATTGATGTTATCACGGCGGCTAATACCTCAACAAACTTGAGTGTTGGTGATACCGTAGGTGGCGCAGCTACTATTTTGAACACATTTGCAAGTGGAACAGATGCAGGACGCAAATACCCGACTACACAAGCAGGTGCGGCATTAGCATGGCAAGATACAGGCACAGCGGATATTCGTTTAACTGTCACTGCTTCTGCTTCAACAAATGCGGGTTTGGTTCGTTTTACAATTCTGTATCAGCAAAACAATAACCTAGCGTAATAGGAGGCTAGTATGGCAGGTCCAGTACAAGCATTTAATTTTGCGCAAGGAAGTTCTGCGGCTGTTGTTGGTCCCGCACGTTCACGCATTCGTCAAGTTATAATATTTGCAGACGCGGCAGGAGCTTTTACAATTAAAGATGGAAGCGGTTCAGGTGCTACGTTACTTACGCAAACCTTTCCAACAGGTTATCATCAAATAAATATTCCAGATAATGGAATACTTGCCACAAGTGGTGCGTTTGTTAGTGCGTTTACAGGAAGTAACAATCAACTGACGATCTTCCTATCTTAAAGGTGCAATATGGCTCGTAAAAGAGACAAAATGCCTGCAAGAAATAAAAAGAATTTCCGCCCCACAAAAAAAGGGGCGGGAATGACTAAAGCTGGTGTTGCTGCTTATAGACGCAAAAACCCAGGATCTAAACTGCAAACGGCTGTTACTGGTAAAGTAAAGCCTGGAAGTAAAGCTGCAAAAAGGCGCAAGTCATTTTGCGCTCGTTCCGCAGGTCAAATGAAGAAGTTTCCTAAAGCTGCAAAGAATCCTAACTCAAGATTAAGACAAGCGAGGAAAAGGTGGAAGTGTTGAACAGACAAGTCACGATAGCTCTTATAACAGCTTTCATCCTTGGCGTTGGCGGTGTTGGTTATAGTTGGGCTGATTGGGTCACTAAAACTCTTATTGCAGTGGATAAAAGAACAGAGGTTATGGCCTCTCAAATTAGTTTCATCAAAGAACATATGGAGAGAAATTATGGCAATGTCGAGGGCGCAAATGCGACAACAAGTTTCCAAGCCACCTTCAAAAAATAAAATGCCAAAAGGCTTAACTTATTACAGAAAAGGTGGAAAAGCTTCTGCAAAATCAAAAGGTAGTAAGATTTGTCCAGAAGGAAAAGCGTGGGCGAAAAGAACGTTTGATACATACCCTTCAGCGTATGCAAATCTTGCAGCATCTAAATATTGTAAAGATCCAAACTATGCTAAAAAATCAAAGGGCGGTAAACGTAAAGGTAGATAATGGCTGATCCTAAGATAGGAACTGGTAAAAAACCTAAAAAAAGTGGTCGTAGGCTTTATACGGATGAGAATCCTAAAGATACAGTTTCTATAAAATATGCAACGGAGAAAGATGCTAGAGATACAGTTGCAAAAGTAAAAAAGATTAACAAACCTTTTGCTAGAAAGATACAAATATTAACAGTTTTAGAACAAAGAGCGAAGGTAGCTGGAAAATTAAAACAAGCTCAAATCGCTAAAAAAGGTAAAGAAGCAATTAGAAAAAAGCGCGGTAAGTCTAATGGGTGAACTTAAAAAATGGTTAAAACAAGATTGGGTAAGGATAGGAACCGATGGTGAAATTAAAGGTCCGTGCGGTACTTCAAAAGATAAGAAGAACCCTGACAGATGCCTTCCAAGGTCTAAGGCACGTTCTCTTTCTAAAAAAGATAGAGCTGCGACTGCAAAGAAAAAGAAAAAAGCTGGAGCAAAAGGAAAAACAGTCGTTAAAAACACCAAAAAAGCAGAAGTCAAATTCGCAAAAAAAGGCGGTGAAATCAAACAAACAAAACCCAAAAGGCCGTTCAAAGGGAAGGCCAAAAAAGGGACAGCCGTAGCTAGAGGCTGCGGTGCAATTATGGCAAATCGACGTAAGCGCACAAAGGGTGCGGTAACACAATCTTGAAAGGAGAAAACTTATGGCGATGAAAAAGAAGGGCTATCGTAAAGGTGGCAAAGTAAAAAGAATGATGAAAGGCGGTGCCGCAGGCGGTAAAAAACCTAGAAGAATGATGAAGGGTGGAGCCGCAGGTGGTAAAAAGCCTATGATGATGAAAAAAGGTGGTAGAGCAGGCGGTGCAAAGAAAATGACCGTAGCACAACTTCGCGCTGCTGCTAAAAAAATGGGGTACAAAGTAACTAAAGCATAATGCCATATTTACATAGTAATATACCCTATTTTAAAGCATGGGTTCGCCGTGAATACACTCATAACCATGAAGAGTATCACGGCGAATTTTTACATGCTATGGTTGTTGGCGTTACATCAATGCCAAACAGGTGTCTTAGCTTTCAAGTTATCTTCACTGGTAGTGAAGCTGAAGGTGAAGAGGAGGACACAGTACACGGTGGAGCAATGTGGGCTAGAATGCCCATAACCGCGTTAGTTGCCGACATTCCTCTAGATGAGTGGCCTGAACCAATGGAAACTTATGATGCACAGCCTTGGGATTGTGCCTCGTATAATCATGCAGTGTATGTCATAGATCGTGCTACCCCATGCCCTTGGTTAGCAAAGGTAGATGGTCAAATGCATCCTGCTAAATACCTTTTTACAGTTGATTACGCAGAGAGCGAGATAGCAGACGATCCTGCACAACATAAACAGAGTCACGTTTTACAACTACTGGACGCGGGAGAATGGACAGGTAATATCGTGGCTTTACCAAATAACAGAGTAAGAGTAACGCACCCTGCATGGTTTCAAGTGGGAGAGGGTGCGCCTGATTTTAAACCTTCACAACATATACACTATTCAAAAAGTGATTTAGACTATACATTAGACGTAAATCGCATTTTTGATAATCTTTATAATGAGGAATAAAAAATGGCTGTATCAGGATCAACAGACTTTGAATTAGATGTAGCTGAGTATGTAGAAGAAGCCTTTGAACGTTGTGGTTTAGAGGCTCGTACAGGCTATGACCTGAAAACAGCCAAAAGATCTCTTAATCTGATGCTTGCTGATTGGGCTAATCGCGGTCTAAATCAGTGGACTATAAAGCAAAGAACACAAACATTAACAGCGTCTGATGGTCAATATGACATGCTTACAGACGTTATTGATGTTCTTTCCGTTGTTGTAAGAAGGGACGGAACAGACTTTACAATGGATAGGATTAGCAGGGATACATACCTTGCTATTCCTACAAAAACCACAACAGGAAGACCGACGCAATTTTTTTTAGATAGACAATTAACACCTAATTTAAAATTATGGCCTCTACCAGAAAATAGCACAGATATATTAGTCTTTGATTGTTTAACAAGAATAGATGACGCTGATACTCAGGTTAATACATTGGATATACCATTTAGATTTTATCCATGTTTATCAGCAGGTTTAGCTTACTACATTGCTTTAAAACGTGCTCCAGAACGTGTGCAGATGTTAAAAGCAGTATATGAAGAAGAAATGAGGAGAGCGATTGATGAAGATAGAGATCGTGCTTCTTTTCAAATTACACCAAGTTTAGGAAACTATCGTATTGTCTAAATTTGCAACAGGAAAACATGCTTTTGGCATATCAGACCGATCTGGATTTAGGTATCGGTTAAAAGATATGCGTAAAGAATGGAATGGTTTACTTGTTGGTAGAGATGAGTGGGAGGAAAAACATCCTCAATTACAACCACTTAGAGCAGTTCCTGATCCTCAAGCATTAAGAGATCCAAGGCCAGAACAGAATTTAGATGAACAAAGAGACATCCAATATGGATACGATCCTGTCGGATTTAGAGATATACCAGGAGTAACACCACCAAATAATTTAGTTGCAGATGGAAGTGTTGGTGCTGTAACAGTAACTACATCAGACTCTGGTAATGATGACATTACACCGTCTGGAGTTGTTGCAAACGCTCTAATGGGATCTGTTACAGTTAATCCTACTACAACAGCCCCAAGTTTTGATAGCACAACAACAACATTAGATTCTACTACGGACACATTTGACGAGGGATAAAAGATGGCAAAACAAACAGTAGGTATTGGTTCATCTGCAAATGACGGAACAGGGGACACACTTCGTGCAGGTGCGGATAAAATTAATGACAACTTTAATGAGGTGTATGCTGCCCTTGGAAATGGTACAACTCTTACAGATATAATTGATTCAAATGGTTTATTTGATGTTAGCTCTGGTGCAAATAAAATTGTATTTTATTATGCGGCTTTAAGTGACCTTCCAAGTGCCTCCACATATCATGGCGCGGTAGCCCACGTTCACGCGACTGGAGGACTGTATTTCGCGCACGGAGGGAATTGGCTTCGTCTTAATGATGAAACATCTGGCCCTGTAACAAAATATACAGCGGGTACAAACGGATCTTCTGCGTATACTTTTACTGGTCCTGGCGCTACTTCTGGAGATAATCCTAATTTTACTTTTTATAAGGGACATACTTATCTCATAGACAACACTGCAAATGTAAGCAGTCATCCTTTACAAATAAGAACCTCAAGCGGTGGATCCGCTTTTACCACAGGAGTTACAGAAAATTTTAACTCAACCACGGGGTTGACACAATTTATCGTGCCACATGAACCTAGTGACACATCTTTAGTGTATCAATGTACAAATCATAGTAGTATGGTTGGAAATATAACAATAGTGTGATGACATGAGCTTTACATATTTAGAATTAAAAGATGCTATAAAAGCATACGCAGAATATGAAGAAACGAGTTTTGTAAACAATATACCATTGTTTATTCGATTATCAGAGGAACGTATTCTTAAAAACGTTCAACTTAGTTTATTTCGTAAAAATGTAAACGCACAAACTAGCGCATCCATACAATATATTAAAGTTCCCTCTGACTTTTTAGCGCCATTTTCTATGAGCCTGACAGGTTCTGATGGTGATAAGTTTTTTTTAGATTTTAAAGACCCAAGCTTTTTACAACAATATACACCAGATCCTACCACAACAGGATTACCTAGATATTATTGCGTTTTTGATGTTGATAATTTTTTAATGGCACCTACACCAAATGCCGCTTTTACCGCAGAACTTCATTATTTTTATAGACCTCAAAGTATTACAGAATTATCTGATAGCGGTACAACTTGGCTTAGTGAAAACGCTGAAATGACTTTATTATACGGCGCAATGATAGAAGCATATATTTACATGAAAGGCGATCAAGACATGATGGCAATGTATAATAAACGCTTTGAAGAATCTATTGTTGGGATTAAGATGCTTGGCGAAGCAAAAGAAACAACAGATGAATATCGAACAGGAAAAGTAATTAGGGCTAAACAATAATGTTTAAAATAGACGTAAGTGTTCCTAAAGATGAATCTTTAGTACAAATAAATACAACTCATAACAGGGGTTTGACTCCTGATGAATTATCCGAACAGTGTGTACAAAAAATCATATCTGTATCGGATTCAGCGCATCCAGCAATCAGGGATCAGGCGCATGCCTTCTCTAAGCATCTGGAGAAACTGGTGGCCTACTATATGAGACAAGCTATTCACAGTGACCGTACATCTGTGTATAATACGCTCAAAGATGCAGGTCATCCTGAACTAGCCGAGCTTATAAGGAGAATGTAAAATGGCATTTAGCGGCAACTTTATGTGCACATCATTCAAGAAAGAATTGATGACTGCAACACACAACTTTACCAACTCAAGTGGTAATACTTTTAAACTAGCTTTGTATACTAACAGTGCTTCTTTCAACGCAGCAACTACAGCGTACACTACTTCTAATGAGGTAAGTGCATCTGGGACGTATTCTGCGGGTGGCGGCTCTCTTACAAATGTAACACCTACAACATCAGGAACTACAGCTTTGACTGACTTTGCAGATCTTACGTTTACATCTGCAACAATCACTGCTCGTGGCGCATTAATTTATAACGACAGTGCAACAGGAGATCCAAGTGTAGTTGTTCTAGATTTTGGTTCTGATAAATCATCAACTTCTGGGGACTTTCAGATTGTGTTCCCAACGGCTGACGCAAGTAACGCAATCATTCGTATTGCTTAACAACTAAGTTTGGAGTGCCGCTATGGTAAAACTGGTCAATCGTGCCAAGATGACAACCGCCACTACGGGTACTGGCACAATCACTTTGGGTTCAGCGGTTGACGGTTTCCAAACTTTTACCGCAGCAGGTGTAGCCGATGGAGATACAGTCAGGTACTG